TGCCTGTCCCCGCCTGTCCCCGGCCCAAAGTGGCTACTTTTGACCACCCCTGACGTTAGCGTTAAAATTCGCATCCTGTTTTCCGGGCAGGGTGACTACAGCGGACGATTTTGGACCCTTCAAAAAACCGCGTTTTTGTTGGGGTTTTTACAAATTTTGCGGAAGTCAAGCAAAAAAAAACGAGGCCCATATCGAATCGTGGAGCGATTTCGGACCCATTGCAGCCTGTTTAGGTGAGAGCGACCAGAAGCAACTTTGGCAAGAAAAAACGTAAGGCAAGTTTCATGCCAACCCCTTTTTGAAATCAGTTTTTTTTCAAAATTTTTTTTCGCGGCGGGGGGCCTTTTTTTCATTCTCCCCTAAAATATTATATTCTCTTCAGAAAGCTAAACAAAAAAATCCCCCGGGGCTTTCTTTTTCTAAAGCTCTTTTTTGATACATCTATAAAAAACAAAACAAAAAAATTCCCGGAGCTTTTTTATTCTATTATCTCTTGCAGTATGTAAAAAAATCTTGACTTTTATTTTTTTTGAGCCTAATATATAAGACCATGAATAAACTATTAAAAGTATTATCATTAATTGCAGCCCTTAACATCTCTGCTTTTGCAGATTCAAGCACAAATATTACAGCATCTATTGACGCTAGTTATAACACCAGTTATTTGGTGAATAACGTTTCTCAAGCTCAGGACGCTGTAGCTAGTAGCATTTCTATTGGCACAACGTATTTGGGAGTAGATTTTTCTGCTAGAGGCTTGCTTTTGGCTAAGACTGACGAAGGCGAAGGTTCTCGCTGGGGTATTGGAGTTGGCAAGTCATTTGGTTTGCTAAAGGATGTTTCCCTAAGAGTAGATGGCTCAGTTGATCGCGCGCAAACAGGTCAAGCCTCTATCTCAGACTATACAGAGGCGGGGCTAAAGGTAGCTTTGAATAATGAATTTTTTATTCCTTATATCAAGGGTGCTTATCAAGTAGAAATTGACCAATATGGATATACTGTTGGTATTGAAAAGCCATTTGAGCTATTCAAGTTCATAACAATCAACCCAGCAGTAGAGTATACTAGAATGACAGATTACGAAGCTTATGCCGCGAAGCTCACAGTATCAAAGACTGTATGGAGAAATCTTTCAGTTTTTGCTCAAGGAGCTTATATTGATAACAATTTCTTCACCACTACTCCAAATTTCGCAGTAAAGGAGTTAAATGGTTCGGTTGTTGGTTCCGGCGGAGTTCGTTGGACTTTCTAATATATATCAGTTAAGTAGTTCGTAATCCTCAAGTTGAAAAACTTGGGGATTTTTTATTTTGCATATATAATACACTAATGTCAAAACAAGATAAGTCACCAAAGATCCTTCAAAGAGACAAATTCAAGGAAGAGCTAAAAATAAGAGAACTAAACTGGACAGACAAACAAAAAGCTTTTATTGATATAGCCCTGAATAAGGATGTAAAAATGATGTTTATTAGCGGCCCCGCCGGGTCTTCTAAGACATTATTGAGTATTTACTGCGCCCTCCAATTAATAAAAGACAAAAAAGTTAGTGACATAATGTACATCAGATCTCCAGTAGAGAGCAGCGACAGCAAAATTGGATACCTGCCCGGAGATGCAGATGAAAAGCTTAAATACTACAACTTACCATTCGCAGATAAGCTAGAAGAACTACTATCTAGACAATATATTGAAGCTCTAAACAATCAGGGCAGAATTCAAAGTCATCCGCTTTCATTTGTGCGCGGCATGAGTTGGAATTGCAAAGCTATCATTCTTGACGAAGCTCAAAATTGTACTCAAAAAGAAATAGTAACTCTAATGACGAGAGTTGGTGAGTTCAGTAAGTGTTTTATACTCGCTGATCCCGACCAATCAGACTTAGGTAACGGCAAAGCTGGCGGTTTTGATAAGCTTCAGTCTATTTTTAGCGATCAAGAAAGCCAAGAAAAGGGAATATATTCTTTTCACTTTACTGAAGATGATATTAAGCGAAGCGATCTAGTAAAATTTATAGTTAAAAAACTAAAAGTTTTTTCGCCAACCGTTCGCGTATAAATATTTTGTTAATACAGCGGAGAATTTACGAACTTTTTTTTCTGTTTTATCCCAAAAAAATGCATGAGCAATTTCTTCTATAGATACTGCCATTTCTCTTCTTGGCAAAAGGCTTGGAGATATAACTATCTGAGGGTTTTTAGACTCTGGATCGTCACAAAGACCCTCAGCATTTAATTTAGAAGGAATTTTATGCTTATTTATAGTATATTTATAGCCTTCGTCAGTTTTGAATTTGAAACCTTTATCCATATCTAATATAATAGTCTAATGAAAATTTACTGTCAAAAATGCGGAAGCGGCGCAGAATACAAAATAGAAAAACCAAAATTTTGTCAAAGTTGTGGCAATGGTTTTAATCCAAGCAAAGTCACAGCTTCGAAAACAGTCGTTAACCGCCCAAAACCTATTACACATCAACAAGATGAAGAGGAAGAGTCTGATATTTCCTTGGAATCTATACAATCAATGTCATCTTTAGATGTTGAAATTTCTCCTACTCCAGACAGGAAAGTGAAAATGCAAGATTTAATGGGTACAAAATCAAATAGTTATGTACCCGATAATACACAAAATTCATCGCCAATAAATAAGGAAGAAATGATGGAATCATTTAAAAGAGAAGCGGGATTCTATCCGGTGAATAGAAAAACCATAAATGAAGAGGAATAAACTAAAATTTGAAAAGCATCTTGATTTAATTAATTCAGAAATTAGCAAAAGAAAAGGTAAGTGGACTCTTTCTGCTCTGAACTGGATAGATTTTGAAGACGTTTCGCAAATCATTAGATTTCATTTATATAAAAAATGGAGTTTATATGATGAATCTAAACCCATTCTACCTTGGATAAATAGAATAATATCCAATCAAATAAAAAACATAATAAGAAATAATTACGGTAATTACGCTAGACCTTGTTTAAAATGCGCGGCAGCCATAGGTGAAAGTAGTTGTAGAATATATGGAGAACAAAATTCTTCTTGTCCATTATTTAAAAATTGGCAAAATACAAAAAAGAATGCTTATGATATAAAAATGGCCGTATCCATAGAAGATCACGCAAATGAAGTAAATAGTAAGAGTAGAGACTCTTTAGACATACAAAAAGCAATCAAAAATTTAAATGAAGTAATGCAAAGAGTTTTAAAGCCAATGGAGTGGCAAGTGTATGAATTATTATATATACAACAAAAATCAGAAGAGCAAGTTTGTAAAATATTAAAGCTAAAATTTGATAAAAATTCTAAAACTGGATACAACAAGCAACTTAGAAATATTCAAAAAGCAATAATAAAAAAAGCTAAAAATCTGATTGTAAATGGAGAAGTAGATGTATGAATCAAATAACTCTCACTCAAGATCAGCAAGATTTAATAATAAAAATATGGAATGATAATAAAGAAAATCCTCCAAGCTTGCAGGACTTAACTCAAAAAATCTTTCCAGAAATACCAAATTTAGATGGTAGAAGTATTTATGGCAAAGCTGTCAAAAATTTTTTAGCTTCAAGATCTCTAAAAATAAAAACCAAAAGCGAATATACCCCTAAGAATAGAATAGATTTCACTCAAGATCAAAAAGATTATATTACAAATAATGCTTCATTGATGTCGCCAGTAGAAATAGCCAGAGAATTATTTAATAATTATTCTTTAAATAATTTATCTATAGAAGCTAGAAGTGTCCAAGAATATTTAGATACTTTACCAAAACAAATCCAAGCAGTAGATACTCAAGACGAACAAGACTCTCAAGAAGATTATAAACCACCTAAAAATCTAGAGAGAGCAATGGTTAGAGTAAATAGATATGTTTTAAATGGCATAGATAAAGACAAAATAACAGCAAGACAAAAAAAAGAATTAACATCTTTAATTTCTTATTTGCATACCTATAGATTCTTACATCAAATTGGAACTTACGCTTCTCCGCAAGATAGAGAGCTTTTTGAAAGTAGTTTTATTAGATACACATATGATAAATCTGATTTGACTCAAGAAGAGGTCGATCAATATATTGTGTTATCTACTGAAGTTGTCATATCTTCGAATATACAAGCTACAATACAAACTATACAACAACAAATAGATAATGAAGTGGCTTCTGGAAATAGATTACCAATGCCTTTGGTCGAAGCTGTGAATTCAGCGAGAACTGAATATAATCAATGTGTAGCTCGTCAACAAAAACTTTTAAATGATCTTAAAGTCAAGAGAAGCGAAAGACTTTCTAATCAAGTAAAAGATAACGCTTCTATACTTAATCTAGTACAAATGTGGAAAGATGAAGAAACAAGAAAAGAAATGATCAAAATGGCAAATATGCGAAGAGAAGTTTTAAAATCTGAAATTGGAAGACTATCATCTATGGACGATGTTAAAGCTAGAATTTTTGGTCTGACTGAGGAGGAAGTATTAGATGGTTAAATGTAAAATTTGCAATTTAGAATTTGAAACGGACAAATCTTTTCATGGGCATCTCAAATCTCATAAATTGAGAATGGTAGAATATTACCAAACCCATGAGCCAAGATATGATTTACTTACTGGAGAATTAATAAATTTTAAAAATAAAGATTATTATTTCTCAAATGATTTTAATAATAAAATTTCTATGAAAAAGTGGCTGAAAGGACAAATTCCAGAAGCCCAAAAAGATTATTTAAAAAAACTCCTATCGCAAAGAAAGGAAAAACACAATTTAATTTATGCGCCTACTGAAGTGGAGCTTCGCTCTATTACTAGCCCTCCCGTTCCTTATTATCACAGTCTTTTCAATGATTATTATCGGCTTTGTGGCGAAATCGGTTTTAAAAACAAATACCAATATCCCAAAGAGGAATTAAAATGCGAAATAAAACAAGGATATAAAATATTTATTGATACCAGAGAACAGATACCTCTGGTTATTGATTATCCTACAGAAATAAAAGGTTTAAAATTTGGAGATTACGCTATTAATGATCCTGAAAATAAATGTTATATCGAAAGAAAATCTATATCTGATTTTATTGGCACAATGAGTGGTGGATACGAAAGATTTTGTCGTGAAATAGAAAGGTCAGTCGCTGCTGAAGCCAATTTAATCGTATTGGTAGAGCGATCTTTGCAAGAATGTTTGAGCTTTCAATATTTGAATTATGTATCAAAGAAAATAAAAGTCACTCCAGAGTTTGTTTTCTTTAATGTGAGAGAGCTGATTCAAAAATATTCTAATGTGCAATTCTTATTTGTTGATGGCAGAGAAGAATGTGTGAGAGTAATGAAAAGTGTATTTTTTAGTAATGGAGAATACAAAAAATACGACTTACAACTAATGTACGATTTGAATTTACTTTAATATGTGGCATTCCGGAGATAAATATAAAAAAACTACAGAAAATTTTAATGAAATATTTTCTAAGTTAGAGGGAGAGCTTGAAGATAAGGAAGCAAAAATTACATTAGCAAAATTTTTAAGACAAAATCTTTATTTTACAACTTATTTATTAACTGGCATTAAATTATCCCCATATCAAGAAATAACTTTAAAAGGGATGTTTAATAGAAATTTTACTATGTGCGTTTGGGGTCGTGGATGCGCTAAATCTTTTATCGCTAGTGTTTATTGCGTTTTACAAACTATATTTGAGCCTAATACAAAAATTTTAATAGCTGGTCCCACCTTTCGTACAGCTAGAGCTATATTTAATAATATAGAAAAGATGACTGAAACCAAAGGTGCGGAATTACTAATGCAAGCTTTTGGATCTAAAAGCAAAAGAAATGATTTATACGAATGGGATATTAATGGTGGATCTATTAGAGCTATTCCTCTAAGCGGCGAAAAGATCCGTGGCTTCCGCGCTAATATTCTTGTGCTTGATGAGTTTCTCTTATTACCAGAAGAAATTATCAAAAATGTATTAATGCCATTCCTTGTAGCGCCTCAAGATATGAAAAGACGTATTGATGTGCGTGAAATGGAAGATCTATTAATTAAAGAAGGAAAAATGAAGGAAGAAGATAGGATGGTATTTGTGAATAACTCAAAAATGATAGCTCTTTCTTCTGCTAGTTATACTTTCGAAAATTTATACAAAACATATCAAGAGTGGATAAATCAAATCACTTCTCCAGAAAAGGGAGAGTCATCTTATTTTGTGTCTCAACTTGGATTTGAAGCTTTACCGCCAGAAATGATTGATAAAACAATTATTGAAGAGGCTCAAAGCGGCGGTACTTCTCACTCAGCATTCCTTAGAGAGTATTGCGCTCAATTCACTGATGGTTCAGATAGTTATTTTAGTGCAAAAAAAATGGAGGAATGCACTCTTAAAGATGAATTACCTCATACTTTAATAAAAGGATCTCCAGATAAAAAATATATAATAGGAATAGACCCAAACATGAGCGATAGTCCAAACGCTGACTATTTTGCAATGGCTGTTATGGAATTGGATGAAGAAACTGGAGTCGGTATTCTTGTTCATACTTACGCTGGCCTAGGTAATTTAAATAATCATGTTAGATATTTTAATTATTTAATGACTCATTTTAATGTCGCTATGGTTATTTGCGATAACGCTGGCGCAGATATCTTTTTCGACACATGCAATCAATCTGAAGTTTTTAAAAATAATAAAATAAATATTAAACTTTTAAATTTTACGTCGGAAGCAGAAGGCTCTGATTATGAAATGCAAACTAGTAATGCAAAAGCTCAATATAATTTATCAGAACATAGGATAGCTTTTAATCAAGTATTTTCTTCTTCATTTATTAGAAAAGGAAATGAATATTTACAAGCTTGCATAGATTATAAAAAAGTTTTATTCGCTTCTAGAACTTGTTCTAATGATAAATTCTTTTCTCAATCAATAGAAACAAAATTACCAAGAGAATTAATATTTAATGAAGATAAACAGGATTGGACTACTTTAGATTTTCTAGAGAATCAAGATGATTTTATTTATCAAACAAAAAAACAATGTTCAATGGTAGAATATACAACGACTTCTAGAGGAATGCAAAATTTTGATTTACCACAACATTTAAAAAGAGGATCTTCAGCTACTAGAGCAAGAAAAGATAATTATTCTGCATTTATGTTGGCGAACTGGGGAGTTAAATGTTATAACGATATAATGAAGCAAAATACAGAAACTAATACATTTACATTTACTCCGGTAATGTTTTAGTGTAATTTCTTTAAAGGTATGGCTAATTTAATTAGAAGGAAGCAGGTTGATCAAGTTGAGTTTTCTGGCTTTTTTATAGAAGTTGGAGATGTAAACTATTATCCTCTTAATTCTAATCCATCTGATTATCAAACAAGTTCTGATCTGGCGACTGCGACTGGTCAAGTAAATGTAAATTTACTTTCTGCTTCTGGATATTTAAGTTCTCAAAGCTCGCAATTCAAGCAAGACGCTTTAGATTACACTGATTTAGCAAGTGGAACTTTATCTACTAGATTAAATTCTACTGGAGTTACTTTAAATAATTCTATAGCTTCTCTTAGTGGGTATGTTATTAATGTAAGTGGCAATTTGACTGGTCAAATTTATAATGTTAGCGGAGTGTTAAATGCCAAAATAAATACTGCTAGTGGCACTTTGACGACATATACTAATAACGTATCTGGCGCTTTAAATGCACAAATAAATAATTTATTAGGCATCTCAGGTAGTGTTAACGATATAGCTAGTGGAGAAAATTTTCAATTTACGGGAACTAAAAAATTTGGATCTCCAATTACTGCTCCTAGAGTTAATTTTAGTGGAACTTCTGCTCCAACCGCAATAGCTCTATTGGCTTCCTCGGGTCAAGTTTCAGTAATAGGAAGTGGCGGAACTTTCATGTCTTTTGTAGAAACCGGAGTAGGATCTTCGCCAAATTCTTTATGGGCTGCAACAGATGTCGCTGGTATTCCAGTTATAGAAATTTTTGATGATTATACTCTAGTAATTGGCAGACAGCTTAGCAAAGCTATAGTAATTAGTGGCGTTGCTGGATATGTTCTTATGCCAAATTTACCTGATGAGACGCAAATTGCTGCCTTACCTACATCCACAATATATAAAAGTGGTGGATATATCAGAATAAAATAGGATTTAAAATGAGAAAGAAAAAAATAGAACAAATAATGCCTTTAATGACGGCTCATGCGGCTTCCGCAGATTCTACACCAATCCAAGCTCGTAGAAATTTAGCTGGAACTATTGAGCGCACTGATCGTTTTCATAATATTGATTACGGACTTGTTCCATTTAAATACTCTCAGAATATTCAAAACAAAAGCTCTCTTAATGTAAGAGATGCTGTAGTTTTATGTCAAAAAGCTTATTATAATTTTTCTTCTTTTAGAAATGTTATAGATTTAATGACAGAATTTTCTTGTAGTCCAATATATTTTACTGGTGGAAACAAAAAATCTAGAGACTTTTTGGAAGCTTTATTTAAAAAAATAAATATTACTAATTTTACTGATAAATTTTTTAGAGAATACTATCGTTCTGGTAATGTATTTGTATATAGATTTGATTATAAAGTAACAGAAGATGATATAAATAGAATTACTCAAGTATTTGGCAATGAAATGTCTTATGCGGCATCAAAAATTGAATTGCCATCCAAATATATGATTTTAAATCCTGCTGATATCCAATACGGAGGAAATATATCATTTGTTGGTGGTAATTATTATAAAATTTTAACTGATTACGAATTTCAAAGATTGAAAAACCCAACGACAGATGAAGATAGAGAAGTTTTAAAGAGTTTAAGTGATGAGAATAAACTTAAATTACAAAGAAAAACTTATTCTGGCGCTGGGGCTTATATAATGATACCATTAAGTACCGAAAAAGTTTCCGCTGTATTCTATAAAAAACAAGATTACGAGCCTTTTGCTGTTCCTATGGGATTCCCAGTTTTAGAAGATATAAACTGGAAGCAAGAAATGAAAAAAATGGATATGGCATTGACAAGAACCACTCAACAAGCCGTATTGCTGATAACAATGGGAAGCGAATTAAAAAATGGTACTTTAAATATTAATCAAAAAAATATAGAAGCAATGCAAACTCTTTTCCAAAATCAATCTGTTGGAAAAGTTTTAGTATCTGATTTTACTACAAAAGCTGAATTTGTTATTCCAGATATAGCTAGTATACTTGACCCTAAAAAATACGAAATTGTAAATGAAGATATAAGGATGGGTCTTAATAATATACTAGTAGGAGATGAAAAATTTAGCAGCACTAGTATTAAAGTAAAAATATTTTTTGAAAGACTAAAACAAGGAAGAGCGGCTTTCTTAACCGACTTTTTAATGCCGGAAATAAAAAGGCTTTGCAAGAGTCTTGGGTTTAAAAACTTTCCAACTCCACATTTTGAAGATATAGATATTGAAGACGCTTCTGTATGGAATAGAGTTGCTGCCCAATTAGTTCAATTAGGAGTTCTTACTCCTGAAGAAGGAATTCAAGCAATAACAACTGGAAGACTTCCTGAATTTGATGAGTCTGTAGAATCTCAAAGAAAATTTAAAGATTTAAAAGATGAAGGATTATATGCGCCAGTAGCTCCAAATGCTGGCGCGGCAGGAATAAATACCGGAAGACCTCCCGGATCAACTTCTCCTCAAACAACTAAGAAAAACTCTCCAGCAGGTTCAAATAAAAAAGCCCCAGCGTTAGCTAATTATTCAGTATCTGGAATATCAAATGCATTTAA